ATCAGTTGCAGATTGTAGGCTATCTACATTAATATTAATTGAATCAACCGCCGTTTCTAAATTACCAATTTGGGCTGTTTTTGCATTAATATTATTAACATTATCTGACACATTTGAATTAATAGAATCAGTAGCAGATTGTAAACTATCTATACCAGCTTCTGCTATATTTACATCAGTTTGTAAAGTAGAAATTAGGCCCTGATTCACAACCACAGTATCCATAGTAGAATCAAGTCCAGTCTCTAAGTTTGTAATAGCTGTAGCAAGATTTGTTGCACCAGCACAAGTCCAGTCTCTAAGTTTGTAATAGCTGTAGCAAGATTTGTTGCACCAGCAAAAACACTATCGGCTGTCAACATTCCATCAACAACTGTGTGTTTATTTATTTTAAGTTCGGTTGAATCATCTACTTCAATATTATTAACCTCTAAAATAACTTGAGCTTCAAGGGTATCAACTCTTGTAGCAAGCACACCTGCGGTTTCATCAGTTGCCCAATAAGTACTACTATCAGCCGCAAGCTTGAGAACATGGCCAGGAATCGCAGTGGAATCGGTGTAGGTCACGCCATCAATCGTAGCATTGCCGGCCACAATCAGCGCACGAGTGGCTATAGAATCAGTCAAAATAGAGTCAATCTCAGCCTTTATCCGTAAAGCTGCCAGACTATCCTCTACAAGCTCTGCAACGGTTTCAATATCTATACCACCACCACTACCAACTGTGACTGATCCAATTGATAGGAAACTTGTAACTATCCAGTCTGCTGTACCTGAAAGATCACTCCAATCTTTATTCTTTTTATAAACCACACCAATTAGTGGAATTGCTGTTTCTGTGTAGTCATCTGGTACAGATGGGAATGATGCGGCGGTAGCAGAACCAACATCCCCATACTCTGACTCTGAACGTGTGAGGTGAAATATAGGAGTAGTATCATCTGATCTTGCAATAGTCCAGAATATAAACTTGCTATAGTAGCCTGGGCCGGACAAGACTACGCTGTCACCATACACGGATGAATCAAACTCAGAATAGTCTCATACGCATTACTCGTCCCTGCGGCACCAAAGTCAAACTGATCATTCGCGGTTCCTACCGCGACCTCGAAGCCAGTCTTAGTAGCATAATGCCGAGAGATACCTACAAACTCTCTAAGCTGGAGCACATTTCTATTTCTAATATTATAGTGACGCGCTATCCATAAAATATCTGTACCATCTGTTTCAACAGTAGCAAGTGGTATGCTTATAGCACATGTTCCATTATCTGGAAAGCCTGTGGTATTCGCTAATACCGTGCCTCACTAACCGTTAGCGGTACGATGGAATCTGCTATCGTCACATGCCCACCTTCAAGAATGATAATAAAGTCTCCGCCACCCGAATCTTGAACAGTTAGGTTTACTCCAGAACTGACAGATATATCTAATACATCTATAGATATACCACAGATGAGTTTATGGAAACCGGTATCAAGTACTGATGTGGTATTAATAGAATCTAATCCAGTTTGCAAGCTATCAATACCAGATTCAGCTATATTTAAGGCAGTATTAATAGAATCAGTAGCAGCTTGTAGGCTGTCTATTCCAGCTTCTGCTATATTTACATCTTCTAATACTGAATCAAGTCCAGTCTGTAAACTATCTATACCAGCTTCTGCTATATTTAAATTTGTATTAATAGAATCTGTAGCAGATTGTAATGAATCTATTCCTACCTCAGCAATATTTAAGGCAGTTCCTATTGAATCAGTAGCAGATTGTAAACTATCAATACCAGATTCGGCTATATTTAAATTTGTATTAATAGAATCAGTGGCGGCTTGCAATGAATCTATTCCAGATTCGGCTATATTTAATTGGGTTTGGGTACTGTCTGCATGAGCTTGTAATGAGTCTATTCCAGATTCAGCTATATTTAATTGGGTTTGAGTACTATCAAGTCCGGCTTGCAATGAATCAATACCAGCTTCTGCTATATTTAGCTGTGTTTGAGTACTATCTGCATGAGCTTGTAATGAGTCTATTCCAACTTCAGCTATATTTACATCTTCTAATACTGAATCAAGTCCAGTTTGTAGTGAATCAATACCAGATTCAGCTATATTTAAAGCGGTTTGTAGGCTGTCTATACCCGCTTCTGCTATATTTACATCTTCCAATACAGAATCAAGTCCGGTCTGTAGGCTATCTATTCCTGCTTCGGCTATATTTACATCCTCTAATACAGAATCAAGTCCAGTTTGCAGACTATCTATTCCACTTTCAGCAATATTTAATTGGGTTTGGGTACTATCTAATCCAGCTTGCAATGAATCAATACCAGATTCAGCAATGTTTAAGGCAGTATTAATAGAATCTGTAGCCGCTTGTAGAGAATCTATATCAGCTTCTGCTATATTTACATCCTCTAATACAGAATCAAGTCCAGTTTGTAGGCTGTCTATTCCAGATTCAGCTATATTTACATCTTCTAATACAGAATCAAGTCCAGTTTGTAATGAATCTATACCAGACTCAGCTATATTTAAAGCTATCAGAATAGAATCAGTAGCAGATTGCAATGAATCAATCCCGGCCTCAGCAATGTTTACATCTTCTAATACAGAATCAAGTCCAGTCTGTAGAGAATCTATACCAGCTTCTGCAATATTTACATCCTCTAATACAGAATCAAGTCCAGTTTGTAGACTATCAATACCCGCTTCAGCTATATTAAATCGAGCTAACCAAATAGCAGTTGAATCATCAAATTCTGCTGAAAGTAAATAACTTGCCAATGAGTCAGAAATATAACCACTAACAGAATCTACCCACCCATTTGCTACAAGTATTGAATCAAAATTAGCTGCAATCATAAAAATTTCTGCGGCGGTCGCTGCAATTATGTAATCCCACTCTGACCAGCTTTTCTGATTGTACTAACAAGCGAATCAGCCGGTTCTCCTGCAATAGAAATATTATTCCCAGTTTGTGTAATATTTAAATATGCACCCTCACCAAGAATGACATGACCATATAATTTAGACTGTCCTGATTTTCTGACAGAACGAACAAGGGAATCATCAACAGTTGTCCAAGGGACAAAATTAGCCCATATATAAGTAGAATCTATAGTAACAGCAGACAGATTGGAAAAGTATGCTGCTATTAAAATCATAATAAAAAATATTTTTTTCAAAGGGCCGCCCCCTAATCAGTCTCTATAAGCTTAAGTTCAACAGAAACCACCGCTGCTGCTGTGCTGTGTACACCAAAAACATAATTTGTACTATTCTTAAGGGTGCGCTCACCAATATCCCTTGCTTGACCACCAGCACTTAATGAACTATTAATAATTTTCATCGGCTGCACATAAGTTCCGGTATTAGAAGATCGAGGAGCCTTAATAAAAATAGCAGTAGTAGTATTACTGGAACCATAATCATCATTAACTGCTGTAACAGTATCAGCACCAGCAGAAACAGTTATTCCAGTTTTTATATAAAAATAACAAGTTGCCGTTGCCCTAACGTCCCAAACAACCCTAAAAGTTCCAGTAGCAGGAGTAAGAAGAAATACTTCTAAGCTATCATCTCCACCAGCAAGTGAACTATCAGCACCGGTAGTATAAGAATTACCAATCTGCTTTTCGTGTAAAGCATCACTTATGATATTTACTAAAAGCCTTCCATCACTATCAGCAGACATAAGATAATCATACGTAAGCACAACTCGAAATTTATCACCAACAGAAACACTATTATTAAAAGTCCAACCAAGTGAATCTACAACATTTCGGTTTGGCTGATTAAGCCACGTAACTATTGTTGCAGTGCTATCAAGACGATATGAACGCTTTCTCAATATAATTGTAACAGTAGAATCCTGGGGACCTATATCATTATCAGAAAACCCATACCCAATAGATTCTACTTCAACGTCATACTTAATTTCACCCTCAAAATTTGCCATACTAACTTGCGCCGCACTTGAATAATAAACACTGTCTACTGCATCACCATACTCAACTGAATATGCTTGAAGTTGAACTTCATCACCACGCAATACAGGATTTGTTGGGTACTTTAACAAATCCCTATAACTTGGTTCATCACCTCTGTCAAGTATAGTAAAAGTTGTTGGTACAGGTGCTGTGTTTTGAGCAACTAACGTACTTGAATAAAAGCACGCTAAGAACAAAATAAACACCAGAATAAACCTTTTCATAGTTGGTTCACTCCTATATAAATAAAAACATTTGCAAAAATCAAATGAGATTTCTACTTCTTTTTCTTCTTAGGAACGTTCCTAAGCAGTCTGTCTTTGATGCTTTTCGGTGGTTCTTTAACAGACTCTTCAATAACCTCTGTCTCGGCATTTTCAATTATTTCAGTATCATCAATAATTTCAGCTTTCTGCTTCTCTTGTTTTACTTCAACAACAGGCTCAACAGACTCTTTAATTGAAGCTTTTTCTCCAAGAGAAATTATTTCAACTATATCGTTTAATGCACTACCACCCTCAAGTAATGAACTATCAATTATATCTTCCATTCCAGGAGTAAAAAGTCCAAGATCGCCACGCTCCCAGAGTTTACCTTTCTTAACCCGTACTTTAGCCATTATAAAAGCCCCTTATTTAAAACAGAGTGATAAAAAAATAAAATAAATTTTTACTACACAATTCTTGCTTGATGAGCACCCCAAAAATCCATCTGAATAAATGCAGCAGCAGAACCAGTAGTAATCAAACCACCAAGATAAAGACAGAGAGGATCAGAAGCAGTAAGAGCATCTTCTAATTCCGTAATAAACGTATCATTAATATAGAACTTTGCATTACCATCTGTATCAACTTCTATTCTCAACTTCAGCCATGTATCAAGCACAATATCAGTTGCACTATCTGAAGATTGCAATGTGCCGGCTTTACCAGAAACACAATAAACATTATCGTTTGTTTCGGCACGAACAGCAAATCCAGCAAAATCTGATGCGTTTGCTGTTATTGTAGCAGCAGCAAGAGCAGTATCAGCAATAGGAAGTAAACCACTACCTTCATCTTTCAAATCAGTTAATCCACAAAATAGCAACAAACCAGCATCACTTGTAGTTGTTTTGATTCTAAATTCAGCAGTAACACCACGTGCGCCAGAAAAATTTAATCTTGATGCAATACAGTTTCGATTATCAACATCTGTGCCTGTATCAATCTGTAAAACCCCATTAAGAGCAGCAGTTATATCTACTGCTGCACCAGTTCCTTCAGTACCAACGGTATATTTATTAGTAGTATCAATTGCAAGATCAAAGAAATCATCAAATAAGTGGACTCCCTCAACCTCAATTCTACCACCATCAATCATTAACAAACCTTTAGGAAACCTTTGCACCTTAGATGCAGTTGTATTCCTTCCGGTTTTGTCGAATACCATTTTTACCTCCTAAAATAAAAACTAAAATCTACTTTATTACACAACCCTTGCTTGATGAGCAGCCCAATAATCCATTTGAGCGAAAGCAGCAGTTGAGCCATCAGTAATCTTTGTGCCAAAATACAAACACAAAGGATCAGCAGCAGTAATTGCAAGAGCGTGTGTTGCGACTAATACATCATCTACGTAAAATTTCGCATTACCAGTAGTATCAAGTTCAATTCTTAATTTCAACCAAGTAAGGAGAACAATTTCATGCCCAGTATCATCACTCTGAGGCGCGGCTGCAGCAAGACAACTCATAGCATAAAGCTTATCATTGATTTCTGTGTGTAATGCAAAACCAGCAAAATCATCGGCAATACCATCCGCAGTGCCTTCTACCAATGTTGCAGTTTCATCTATCGGAAGCTCGCCTGTAGATTCAGTTTGTGCATCTGTCAAACCACAAAAAAGCATTAAATCAGCATCACTTGTAAGAGTCTTAATCCTAAATTCTGCGGTAACTCCACGAGCCGCAGAAAAATTTAACATTGAAGCAATGCTGTTTACTTTATCTGCCGCCGTTCCAGAATCAATCTGTAAGACTCCATTGATAGCATCAACTGGATCAAGTGCATTACTCGTTCCCTCTTCTGAGGTCGTATATTTATTAGTTGAATCATTTGCAAGATTAAAAAAATCATCAAAAAATTGAATCCCCTCAACTTCGATTCTACCACCATCAATGATTTGAAGTCCATCTGAATATCGCTGGACTTTTGATCCATCTGTATTCCGTCCAGTTTTATCAAACATTTTTAAACCTTTCGTTTAGAAAAACAAATAGCGGGGCAAAGTCGGCCAGCAACGTTTCACCCAACATTAACCCCGCTAATGGGATTAGTAACCCTTAAATTGTAAACTACTTACACAGGAGCAACCTGCGGATATTTACCTGCAACAACAACACTCCAATAACTATCCCCATTCGCGGCACTACGAACCCACTTAACTCGCAAATACCGCTTCATTCTCGGAATCTCCTTCAGCACAAGAGCAGTAGAGGCGAGTTGGGCATCAGTAAGTGTAATCACATCAGCCCAATCGTCATCAACACCATTATCTGCTGAATCCTGAATAGAAAATGTGGTTGCAACATCAGTGCCCTTTGTAAAACTAACCTGTAGTACACCACTGCGGCAGGTGCCCATATCAACACCAGTGTTGCCAGTGTTGGTTACACCAAGCACCGCACTCTGTATAAGAGCTTTAATATTGAGTGCATCGGCATAATTCCTGATAGGTGGCATTTCTAATCCTCCCTCTTATTAATTAAAAAAAGCAAAAATTTACAAATCAACAAATCTTAAACTTTTAGGACTTAACACCCTTCATAACATAAACTTCATTCGGCTGTCTCGGAACCATATCAACACGCCGCACAGCACGGAACGAAGTCTGATCGCTCTCCCAAGCATCTCCACCTTCACGACTTGCTTCAAGGCGCAACTCATTTTTCTGGCCAATTGCAACTTCAGGCCAATTAGCAAGCACAACATATGAGCAAACAGCGCCGCTTGTGCCGACAGTCTGAGTAACAGAAACTTGAGTAGTCTTGTGAATTGGAAGCCCAAACAACTGTTCAGGTAGACGACCAAGAGGATCTTTCCAGTAAATCGGATTACCCTGAGCATCTTTGATCTGACGAACAGAATTAAGAGTTCTCGGATGCATTACCCAACCAGTATAGCTTCCATTGTTAAGATCAATTGCATAAATCGCATTCAGGAAGTTATCAAGAGTAGGAGTCGCTCCATTACCACTACCAAGAGTAGCGGTTGAAACATCAGGATGATTATAAAAACCAAGCGGACGCGCACCGCCAACACCTTCAAGAAATGACAAATCCTCTGCAAGACTAATCTGCCGAACAAGATCAACTGTGATAAGCTGATCAACTGCTGGATCGGCGTCATCAATCAACTCGTTTGAAACATAAAGTAGGGCACGCAACTTTTTAAGCTGCAACGTTACCTGAGCGAAAGTAGGATTAGTATCTTCAGACATATCTTCATTTTCATAACCCCAGGTTGTACCAGCAGCACCACTCTGCTTCGGCAACGCAAGTTCATTGCGTGTCACTGTATAAACAGTAGCACCAGCCGCTCTGACAACGCTCTTAGCAGTAAGTAACGGAATAAGAGTCATCATATACTGTTCAGGAACAAGAAAACCACCACTTGAGCCTGTGCCTTCAGCAAGAGCTTTCGAAATCTCTTTCTCAAAACCAGCATTGTTCCATGGCTGTGCTATGCCCATACGCTCATAAACCTTACCACGAATAAACTTTGCAATGCTAAAGCTCTTATCAAATTCAGTCTGTTCTCCGCCATCACGATGAAAATTATCATAAGCATCTGCTGGATCAGACGTAGCCTTTCTTACGGGAGCGGCGCTTGAATTTTTCATTGCTTCAGCAAGTGCCTTTTCCACAGACTTTTGTGTAAGTTCATCCTGATATTTCTTGAGTTCAGTCGGATTCATCAAAACTTTCATTGCATCTCCTCCTTATTACAATTTTTTTGCCCCGGTGAATATTCCCTTATTACAATTTTTTTGCCCCAATGAATGCTCCCTTGTTGCGTTGGGCTTCTAAGGATTAGAACCTAAACTCTGCATTCCCAGAGTTAGAATTTGTGAAGCTATACTGTCAATTTAGCTTTCGCTTTATCTACAAGTTCCTTTGCTTTATCATCAGCAGCTTTTTCAAGTTCATCAAGATCAACTTCTACAAGCTCTGGTTCTACCTTTTTCTCAACTGCTTCATCATTAGACTTTGAAGCGGGTTCACTCTGTTCAATACCAGCAGCTTTATTCAAATCTTCAATCGCTTTCTTCACTTCATCAGAAAGCACAGCTTTTTCTTTCTCTACTACTTCTTTAATAACAGGAATATTCGTAATAAGCACCGCAAGAGCTTTTGAAACCTCTTCATCAAAATCGTCTTTAATCTCAACAAGAGTTTCAAGTGCTTCTGTGCGCTCTTTACGAAGCTCATCATCAAGACTTTCCATGGTCTTTAGAAAAGTCTCTGTAGCTTCAGTGCCAAACAAATTAAGATAGGCCTTTGCAAATGCTTTCATCTGCCGTCCTCCCGTTAATGATTTAATAAGAAAAAAACTTCTCATGTTTGCTCCACGACCTACAAGAGATATTTCTTCTATGTCTGCCCTTATAATTTCATAAATCTGCCCACTTTTTTTCATTTGTATCTCTCCAATAAATAAAAAAATGCCCCGCTCTCAAAAATTGAAAACAGGGCATCAAGGAAGCCTGCAACTAAATTTTATTCTATTTAAATGTACAATACATTCTTTACTAATGCAATATCTTTTGGCTTAAACTATCTAACTAACTAAAATCAAATGGTTTGCGTACACCATGACCACCAATACTATATGCTGTAATCTCTCCAGATTCAATTTTCTTCCAAATTCTTTTATTAAAAACTTTAGTAGTAGCTATCCATGTTCCCTCTGTAATAATCTCTTTTTCTACTGCAAAAGAAACTGGAGCAAGATATGTTTCAACTACAGCAGCATCACGCTTTGATAAATTTTTCTTATGCTGCTCTTTATATGTACCACCATAAACAAGCATCCAATTAAAAGCGGCTTCACGAATAGCCGCCTTTCTCATAAATTCACCGTCTGAATCAATCACATCCGGCTCATACACTACAGCAGATATTAAATGTTCTTTCTTATCAATTTTAAATATATTGAGTTTAGTACCAGTATTATCAAGCCTCTTTGTAAACTCAACAGCGGTTAAACTATCTTCTTTTTCCATACCTGCTGGAGAATTGCTTCTAATTGTTTTTTCACTCAAAAATTCAGCCATAAAATCTTTAACTTTCGCCTTTGTCCAACCAGAATCTTTAAAGAAAACAGCACCAACAATTCGCATTAAATCAGTTACATATAAAACACACATACCACGATAACCAGCATAAGGAAGTTGTTCAATATACTCTGCTTCTCTTGCAATTTTCTCTTGCCCAGGAATAATTGAAACAATCTTATACTCATCTTCCCCAATTTCGTTGTAAGAAGCATACGCAGCTTTATCTACTGATTGAAATTCACTTGATACTTTATTAGCTACCCAACGCTCACACTTTTCAATGCTCCAATTTTGTTTCTGCTTCTTAGAAAAGATATATGCAGCAGGTAAACCACATTCTTCACAATGAACGAAAGATAATCCTTTATCTAAATCACAAAGAAAAAAGTGGTGTCCAAAATGGGTGGTTGACTCAACACAGGTTGGGATAACAATAAAATTATCATTCTCTACTTTCTCAAACTCACCAAGCTTATTTGTAAGAGAATTAAGAAATTGCTGTGTCTGCTGTCTCTTTTCAAAAGCAGTATCAACCGGCTTAATAAATTTCTTATAATCTCTACGAGAAATCTCTTTCAGCACGAGTTCTGCATAATGCCAATAATCTGGAACAAAGCATTGACTTAACTGGTTTCGTACTTTAAACAATACTGATTTTTCAAGTTCTGTCACATTCTTAGCTGTTACATCTTCGATTCTCATATTAAATTCTCCTTTTTGAATAATTAAAATTTCACTTTTATTTAAATTTTCAATCTTAGTTAAATTTCTATGTTCGTTTACCCATTTTCTTGCTTTTGGAATAGTCCAACCAGAACTAACTTTAAATCGTAAAGCCTGAACTTCCCACTTTCCTTTTGTTGTTTTTCCTCTAACTATAGAAATACCCTTACCTAAATCATCTCTACGAAATGCTGAATAATTGCTTTGTTCTCTAACTGTATAGCGAATCTCCTGCCGTCCAGGACGAAAATCAAACTTTGATGACATTTTTATAGCTCCTGTATAAGTTCTTCACCAACACTTATTGGTTTTGGTTTCTCAGTTGGTTTTATTGTTGGTTTTTCGGTTGGTTTTAATGCTGCTGGTGCAATAAGTCCAGCAGCGGTATAAAATGATTTTGGATATCGAATTGTTTCAACCATTGGCAACCAATCACATCTACAATTATGAATTAAAAATCCTTTTGCGATATAACTTTCATCTTCATCAACGGTTAGATTAAAAAGGGGTTTGTTTCCCCTAACTTCTTTTTCTTCTAATTTTATTATTCTTTTACCAACAAAGTCATATTTGTTTTTACTACAAAAACCCAAGTATAAAATTACATTTTTTGTTGTTAATTCATTTGCATATTTCCAACCTTTTGTTGTTAAAACTGGATGATTATCTGTTAGTGTTATTTCTTGCGTTTTCTGATAACCATTAATCCCTAAAGTAATCCATATTTTTATAACCTCTGGATTTCTTTTTAGTGTTATAATTCTATTTGTAATTTTTCTAAATCTCTTTTTATGGGTTAAAACTAAATCACCAATATTAATATTATCAAATGGTCTCCAACCTTGATTTGTGTAAATTGGCATTCGTCTATTAAGAAAACAATTTGGGTGAACCGGGATAAAAGCCATTATTTACCTCAATTTTAAGTAATAAAACCACCCCAAGCTCCTGTTGTCATTCCAGCTTCTCTTGGAATGCTCTGCCAATTTAAACTTGCTTTCTTTATTGGATAGACCCTACCATCAAAACCAGCACACACTGCACAAGCACCAGCAGCAGCAGAAAATTTAACTTGTGTAACATATGATTGTTTATAACCCATTATTTGTCCTGCTGAAATTGCCGCCCTTGATTCTGTTCGTGCTATAGTTTGTGCTCGCAATTTATGTAATTTATTAGTGTATGTATTAACCCTTGCTGCAACTTTTGCTTTTGGTACTTTCTGCTCCAATAATCTTTGTTCAAAATTAATAACAGCATTTGTTTGTACTTTATTCAATCCCACAAGCGGTTTAATCTCTCTTGCTGCATCACGCACACGAAGCCCACCCTCTACTTTATGTGTAATAACATCTTTAATTCCAGCTTTTGTTTGTTCACTAATATCTTGTACAAGTTTTGCAGTATTCTTATCTATCCAAGTTTGAATTTGTGGGTCCCAAATGTTAAATGAAATACCAAGTGCAGCCTCTTCAATAGTTTGTTTTTTAATAGTATCATCTTTAAATTTTAATTTATCTTTTACAAGTTGCACACCCTCATTTCCAGCGGCGCTTAAAATAAATACAACATCAACTAAGATACTCGATCTTATTATATTTGCATATTTTTTCATATTCAATTGATCTACAGTAGATAAATATGGTGCTTTGCTTAATCGTTCAATTAGCTGGCTATATAACTCTTTATTTGCTTTCTTCATCCCAACAAAAACATGTTTATAAAAACTTGGCAATTGCTTCTGTTGTATTTCAAGGAATCGTTTTTTATCTTTAGAAACTCCCTTAAACATAGTTTTACCAAATTTAGTGTGGCATTTACAAACCTCTGCCTTTACTTTTTTATCAATAGCTGTTAGCTCTTCTATCTCAGAACCAAAAGCAAATAAAACATCTGTTGAATTAGGATAACCAACAACAAAAGCAGACCTATTTCTGGCATACTTAACAGTTGTTCTATAGATATTTTTATTAAAATAAAAATATCCCTTATTTGTAACAAATAGATCAGTATATAAGCCCATTACATATCCTTTAAATTAGTAACACCGCGCTGTATATCACGTTCTTCATCTTGTTTTAATCTACGAGCAATTTCATCTGGATCAATAACATCCTCAGGTTTATTGTCAATAGATTGTCCTTCATTTGGTTTAGTCTCAATCTCTTGCTCTTGCTGCTCTTGTCGTTGCTCTTCTGACATAAATTCACCGTCAGTACTTGCAATCGGCTGTAAATTCACTGCCATATAATAAGTATCACCACCACCATTCTCATATCGTTTTCTATTAAGTAATTCCCGTGCTTCGTTTGGTGAGATAATTCCATATTGAATTTCACGTTGCAATCTTGTGCTCAATTCTGTTTCATCTTCAGATAGAAACAAACTAAAATCAAATTCAAATACAAGATTTTCACCAAAATGCGGTAATAAATCCTTTGTAAATCTTGCTGATAGCTTTTTCATTTTCGGTTGCATTACATTCATAAAAAATGATCTAATTTGCATACGATAATTATCGTATGTCATATTTTCTAAAATTCCAAGCACAGCATTATTAACACCAGTAATTGCAAATAATCTTTCTTTATTGTTTTCTAAAAGGTTTTTCCATTCAAGATCACGTGGATGATAACTTAGGGGCTTAAATCGTAAACCAAGAGGGAGAATTGCAATTTCACCTGCTTTTGTCACGCCACGATATGTTTGTAACCATTTTTTCTTTATCCGCATCATTTCAACATCATCAACATCGTACTCTGTCTCAATTACCCCTTGTGGCACTGCATTATTCTTTAGAGTCATCTCTTGAAACTGTGTTGCATACTGCTCAAGCAAAATAGTTTGTGTAGCTGCCATCATTGTTGATTGACCATAAAAATCATTGTTTGGATTAAAATATTTAAAATGACTAATTTCATCTGAATTAAATTTAGTTCCTTTTTTCCAAGTTTTAACTTTATAACTATAATGATCAATCCCTCGTCCATCTTTTCTTGGGTGGATTCGTACACGGTCTGGACGCAACGGATAAATTTCGATCAATTGTTTCAGTTCACCAAAAACCTTTTCAAGATACACATCACCATTTAACTCAAGAAAAGTAAGCAACGATTCAATAATATCATCAAAAGTATCAACTTTATTTGGATTTCTAAAAAACTTACGTGCAGGATGCATATAGTTTAACTCTTTCTTATCTGCTTCGTCTGGTTCCTCTTCACTCTCAGATACCTGATAAATACGATAAGGAACCATTGAACCATGTGCAGCTATAGCCCATACACACGCATAAACCCAAAGCACATTTTCATATAGCTTTGTATAATCAGTATAATTCTTTGGTGTTGGTATTGACCCATCAGGCCAGAGCATGATGCTTGAAATAATTTCTTGTGTTACAGCACTATCCTTTTTTAATCTTGAATATACTTTTTTGAAACTAAAATCTTTCAAATCCATTTAATTCTCCCAGTTAAACAATTCTTATTTCGGGTCGTGGTTTAGCTGTAGAAAGAATTACAGCATCAGCTTTATCTGGCGAATGACCAAGACGCTTTACTGTTTTTTTCTTTTCTTCCATTTGAATCTTACCATTTATAGGACTCCAACGCGGTGCTATTAATTCAGCTTTTAATTCTTCATCATTTGGTAATACCCATTTATTTTCTGCAAGTTCTTCTCTAAAATCCCACCACAATTCTTCTTTTAAACTATAGTAATCATCAATAAATTTATTCTTATATTCCTCCTCACCCGCACGGGTTCTTCTCATTTTTCTTGGTGTCGGCTTACGAGAAACTTTTACACTACGCACATTTCGATAACCTCTTCTACACAATGCATCAAACACACCTTTACCTATACCAATTGTATCAATATTTACTATCACTCGTTCAACATTATCAGGACTAAATTGTTTTAGTTCATATTCTACCCAATCAGCCAATTCTTGTGTGTCTACTTTATTAAAAGTTAAAATTGGGTGTATCACATTACCAGTACGCTTTGCTATAGCTGATAAATCACCACCATCACCACCACCACCAACATCAACACCCATTACTTTAAGACCATCAAGAGAAGAGGGTGTCTCTTCATTCATTGCTCTTTCAACATCTGTAAGAGATATAATAGAATTTATACCAACATCTGTAAAATCAGCATCAACCTTTGTTATATAAAATGGATGATCAACACCCCATTTTTTACGCATTCTTTCTACCCATACATTCGTAATTAAAAACGGCACAACATCTTTACCAGCCTTTGCGTTTGGCGTTACTGAAAATGGAATTTTAAATTTTTTATAATCTGGGTCTTTAAAACACTCATAAAAATGACCAACAGACTCAGTTGGGTTTCCAATTTGCAACATATGAGCATTTGGACTAACCATTAAGCTTGTATCTGCCGAATCTATTATTATTCTACTACAACCAGGACTTTCATCAGCTATTATAAGCACACTACCAGATTCAGTATGAAAACCCTGTACTCGCGCTTCATCAGTATCACGAGGAGAAAGCCCTATTGCATACCAATCTTCATCAATAGTAAAATCAGTCTGATTTAATAAACCACCATATCCATTTGGCATAAATGAATTAGCTTTAGAACGATTATAAATTTTTCTAAATTCACGCCAAAGAATATTCCTTACCTGATTATATGTCGGTGCAGTTGTTAAAACTATACTGTTTCGATTAAGCCCAAGAAAAGTGTGCATTGCAATTGCAGCTATGAATGATTTTCCAACAGCATGACAAGAGCGAACAGCAGTATATCTATTCTGTAAAACAGACAATAAAATTTCTGCTTGTAGTGACCATAAACTAAAACCCAAAACTTTTTTAACATATCGAACAGGTGTTTGCTCTGTCTTTTTTTCCGTAAGTACTGCAACCATATTGTGAATCCCCTCAAATAAGTAGTATATATAAATATAGTGTTCTTTGGTTATAAAAATAAGAGCAAACTGTTGATTCATACTAAATATAGCAATAACAACAGTTTAACTTTAATTAAAATAAAAACCAATAAATACAAGTATAATATAATAGAAGGTATTTTTTTTAAAATAAATATATTGGAGAATACAATTGAAAGCAAAAGATATTATTATACTTTTGCAACAAAGGCATAAAAATGATGTTTGTGTTGAGCAATGCAAGATACATGTATCATGGAATAGTGGAAAAATTAATGTTCCAAACAGCGGCTGGAAAAAATTATGTTATAAAAGATGGCAAGAATCACCAAGAACATCAGAACAAAGTTGGTATTGGCATACTGCATGGAAGAAAGCATACAAAGCAGAAAGCCCTATAATAGATTTATGGGTACTACCAAGAAAATGGAAAATGGGAGGACCAATCTGCTATGAGGTTAAAGTAAATAGAAATGATTTAAGAAATGATCACAAATTTCCCGATTATTGGTCAACTTGCAATTTATTTTATTTTGTAATTCCAAATAAATTAGTTACACAAGCTGAAATGGAAAGCTACCCATCAAATGTTGGTTTCCTTGAAACAACTAAAAATCATAAGAGTCTAAGAATAAGAAAAAAACCAATCTATATGCAGCAAGAAATTGATTCAAATATTTACAGATATATCTTAATGTGGCGAACAAAAATAGTGGGTAGTAGATTTAGGGAATTTAATTAACCATACTTTAGAAAAAATTTTGTATAATATAACAGAGGATAATAGTATGAAACAAAAATATTTCAACTAAAAATAGGAGATAAAATGGATAAAGACTTATCAAAACTTGCTAATCTAAGAAATTTCACACGTTCTTGTTATAACTGCGCTTTCTATAGAGAGCACCAAACAATTGCTACTACTGGAGAATGTCTTTTACTTGGTAGAACACTTTCAGCAGCATCACCCGCTAATAGATTTAGTTTTCTTACTACTATTGCAATGAATAGAGTTTGTGACGGTTGGAAAAAATATGATAGCAAACAACAAATTTATTGTAAAGGAAGAGAAAACAACCCACATTTTAGAGATAAGATTTTTAGTAGAGAGCAATTACAAGAGCTTAGAGCAGTTTTTATTAAAAAACAACTTAATAAGTAAAAAATAAAATGAGTGGTATTGAAAAACAACTTACTAAACCACAAATAGATTGGATAAAAAAGCAAAAACAAAAAGAGGATTTTAAATCAAGATTTTATGGTATATTTACAAAATCAGAGAAATTTGGTGTTCCTAATTGTCCAAATTGTAATGGAATCGGCTTTATAAAATACGCTAAACCGCATTCTGGTTATACAGCTTGTGAATGCTGTAGAAAAATATACAATATTAAATAAGGAAAAATAAAATGAGTAAAGTTCATATTATAGATCACTCTAATCCGTGGGCAGCGGCAAATAAAACCAATTGTGGTAAGCATGTTGGTAAAAATGTGTTTGCAGTTGATCTTTTAAAAAGAAATCTTACAAAAGCAGAAAAAGAAAATTTATGTGTTCACTGTGCTAAAAAAGGCAAAATAACAGATACCAAAATAAATCTTCTTTTCAAAATTTAATTTCTAAATTTTATGAATTATGGAGAATTAAACTGTGGACTCAATTGACAAAAGAGCATCAAGTGGCTATGAAGAGTCAATTAATAAACCAGTAGAAATGGAAGAAAACATATCTTTTGAAGACATTGAAAAAGATAAAACTCTATTCTTCATGATGTATGTTCCCAAAGATATAAATGCACACGGGTTTGTACTACTCACTGATGAAGATGGACAACCAATTTTAGTAGTAGAAAAAACAAGTAAAGAAATAGCAGATAAAATAGCAAAGAAATTTATGCTACTCAGACCTGGGTCTGAATTATTTCATAAGAAAGAATAAAAATATAATAAAACCCGGGCAGCCCAACTGGCAGAGGCAATAGACTTAAAATCTATACAGTATGGGTTCAAATCCCATCTCGGGTACCAACTTTATATTATAGTAAAAAATTAACAATAATAATGAGAGAATTTAAATGAAAATTTTTATTTAATAGAATAAAGGATAAATAAAATGAAAACGACCAATGAACTTCTTAACGAAGTGCATAAAATCATTCCAGGATGTGT